AACAGATTCAGCCGGGCATGATGAGGAGGTGGCAAGGGGATTCGTGACAGACTGGAATCCTACATTGCAGAACAGCGGTGATGATTTGAAATGCACGGCATATGATGAACTTTACCGCCTGCAAAAAAGCCAGGACAACCGGTTTTATTCCTCCGGTACAGGTACGCAGTCTATTGTAACAGGGCTGTTTGATGATTTTGAAATACCGACAGACGGTTACAGCGGACCGAATGCGGCACACGGCAAATTAAAGTATAACAGCAGTTACGTTTCGGATATTATCCGGGACGTGCTTGATGATGTTAAGAAAAAAGGCTACGGCACATATCTTGTGAGGTCAGTAAGAGGCTATGCCGATGTTGTTATGCGCGGAAGCAACGAAGATGTGTACGTGTTTAAAGTGGATATTACAAAATCCGTCAGTACGTCAATCAGCACCGCCGACCTTGTAACAAGGGTGCGGGTGCTTGGACAGGCAGACGATGACGGAAAATCAAGCGTTGAAGCCACGCTGAACGGACTGACTGAATATGGAATAAGACAGCGTATCTATGTCCGTGGTTCTGATGAATCGCTTGAAGATGCAAAGACGGCGGCGCAGGAAATCTTAGACAATGACGGAAAGATAACTCAGGAACTGACTTTAACAGCACCGGACGTTCCGTACATCAGAAAAGGTGATTTGGTGTATGTAATGGAGGGTACGGCTGATGATTATTTTTATGTAAAAGGTATCCGGCATGACTGTGAAAGTTACTCCATGACGATGGAGCTTGAAAAGGCAGAGACGGAAACAATCAGAACAGGTTCAGATTCAAATTCGGGAGAGTCTGACAGGGAATACAATGTCGGTGACATTGTGAATTTCCACGGTGGTACGCATTATGTAAGCAGCTACGATGATGCCACAGGGTATAACGCGAGAGCCGGACAGGCAAGGATTACAATAAAAAACGGTTCCGGTGGTGCGCATCCGTGGCATCTTATACACGTTGACGATGACAGCAACGTATACGGCTGGGTAGATGACGGAACATTTGACTAAAGGAGGGCGGCTATGGCTGATAATACATTTGATGAAAATGCCGGTACAAACAGACTGGCAAATGTGCTTACGGACAGAATGAAAAGAGAGAGCGAAAGCCCTCTTTATTTGGATTTTGGAGAAATACAGGCAAATGGAAGCCTGATAACAAATACATTTCCGGTGGCTGTTCCTAAAGGTCAGTATTCGGTATGCCGTCATGTCGGTGGACTGTCTTTTGAAATCTCCGGCGGCGGACATGAGGGACATGAAGAACAGACAACGGATCATAACACAGGAAGCCACACGCATACGGTAAAACCGCCGGCAGTAAAGTCCGGTGACAGGGTGCTTGTCGCATGGGTGCAGAGTGAAGCTGTGGTGATAGATGTTATTGTAAGTTCTTAAAAGGAGGCTGGCATGGCAAAAACATTAGCAGTAGTGAGTGTACCGGATTTCAAAAGCGAGAGTTCCAGGTACGACACGAAATATAAGCACACTGCAAAATGGGACCCGGTGGAAGGTGATTTTGTAAGGGACGGTGCAAACAGGATAGTTTCTTGTACCGGCGAAGAAGGCTTTATGATTTGGTGCTTCAAGGTGGCACAGACAGAACGTTATTCGTGCCTTGCTTATGCTAAAAGCATAGGAGTGGAAATGGAAGCCGCACTTGCTGCGGACAATCAGAAAGTCGTGGAAAGCATGGTACAGCGCACAATCACAGATGCCTTAAAAGTCAATCCCCGCACGGAATATGTAACAAACTTTGAGTTTACGTGGGATACAGATTCAATGCACTGTACGTTTACGGTAAAGGGTATTGAATGGGATAAACTGTTTAAGATAACGCTTTAAGTATTAAGGAGGTGGCGGAAGTGGCACAGCTTAAATTTACAAATCCGGATTTTATGTCCGGCACCAGTACACAGGAAATCCATGAAAGAATGATGAAAAATCTGCCGCCTGACATAGACGATATGCCGGGCGGTTTTCCTTATGATTTTACAAGACCGGCGGCAATCGAAAAAGCGGAACTGATAAATTTTCACCTTACGAGGACACTGATGATTGCATTTCCGCAGTACGCATGGGATGAGTGGTTAGATATGCATGGACAGCAGGTACATCTTACACGGCATCCGGCAGAACACGCCGCCGGATTTGTAACAGTAACAGGAAAAGAGGGAACAGAGATTACCGCAGGAACAGTATTTTGCACACCGGCAACAGCTACAGGACCGGCACTGGAATATACAGCAGATGAGGACTGTACTATTGACAGTTCTGGAAACTGTACAGTTGCAATTACGGCAGTCACAGCCGGTACAGTATCGAATGTAGCGGCAAATACAATCTGTATTATGGCAAAGCCGGACAAGAATATAACATCGGTTGTAAATGCTGAACCGATAACCGGCGGCAGTGAAAGAGAGGGCAACGATGATTTTTACGACCGCATAGCTGCCGAGTATGCAAACAGCATGACCTATCTTGGAAATGATGCCGACTATGTCCGGTGGGCAAAAGAAGCCGGAGCAGGTGATTGTATCGTGGTAAGTGCGGCAGACGGACCGGGAACGGTTAAATTGGTGCTGGTAGACCAGAATGGCCAGCCAGCCAACCAGGCACTTATCAATGCCGTGTATAAGCATATCGTATCTCCGGACGACAGGACGGCAAGACTGCTTCCGACAGCGTGTGCAAAGCTGACCTGTGCGGCGGCGACAACCGTTCAGATTGCTTATGCGTGTACAGGGCTGATAATCGATGAAACAACTAATATTGAGCAGATAAAGGCTGATTTTAAAAAGGCGGTTCTGACGGTGTATGATAAGGCAAAAACAGACAGTATTCTCAGGTACAATGATGTACGACCGTTAATATCTGCAATAACCGGGGTGAAAGACTTTGAAACCTTTACAATCAACGGTGGCACCGAAAATATCATACTTGCACAGGACGAGTACCCACAGACGGGTACTCTTAATTTTTCCCTGGCAGAGTAGGAGGCTGTAATGGAAAAAGAAAAATTTGACCTTGAAGCATTT